TGGATAATCCAAACAAAATGAATCTAAGCAAAGCACAGCTTAAAAATTGCATGCCATACGCCACTGCTCAAAACATTGAGCGGTTCATACAACCCTTGAATGATGCAATGCAAAAGTATGGAATCACTACTCCGGAAAGACTAGCCTGTTTTCTTGCTCAGCTAGCACATGAAAGTGGTTGCTTGCGCTACACCAAAGAGATTGCCAGCGGTAAGGCTTACGATACAGGCAAACTAGCCGCTGACTTGGGAAACACTCCGGAGGAAGATGGTGACGGACAGAAGTACAAGGGCCGCGGACTTATTCAAATCACGGGCACTTATAACTACAAAGCGCTTGCTAAAGAGTTTGGAGTAGACCTGATTTCCAATCCAGAACTATTAGAAGGACCTATTTATGCCTCACTATCTGCCGGATGGTTTTGGCAGACACGTAGACTCAATGAGCTGGCTGATAAGATGGATTTTAAAACCATCACCAAACGAATCAATGGTGGCCTTAATGGCTATGAAGATCGATTGAAGTATTTAGAACTCGCCAAGAAAGAATTTTCAATTTAAATGGAATCCATCGAACTATATGCCCCTACCGAAACTGTGCTGAGCTATCATGCACCGGTGCAGTGCATTATCGATGGAAGTCAGTATCCACAAGGCTTGCCGATTGTAAACAACATCTTCCAATTAGACTTCTCGAAAGATTATAACAGTCAGTACATAAACGTAATATTCTAATGCATCAAATTAAAGACGCAAATAATGCCACACTCAACTTCAAAAGCAGTGAAGAATCGGGTGAGAAAATACCGCATGTGAAAGTAGATGGTGGAGCCACGGAGGCTAAACAGGATGTACTGAATGCAAAGGACTTTGCTACTCAAACAACTCTGGCTGCTATCCTTGCCAAACTCATTGCGGCACCGGCTACTGAGGCCAAACAAGATTTAATCATTGCGGCCTTAACTACTTTACTTGGCTACACGGATGGAATGGAATCGTTGCTTACAGCGATCCAGAACAAAATCATTGCTGCGCCCGCAACAGAGGCCAAGCAAGATGCAATGATAACTGCCTTCAATTCTGAAGATTTTGCCACTCAAACAACTTTAGCTGCTATTCTTGCCAAGTTGATTACTGCACCTGCTACAGAGGCCAAGCAGGATGCTTTAAATGCAAAAGACTTTGCCACACAAACAACTTTAGCTGCTATTCTTGCCAAGTTAATTGCAGCACCTGCTACAGAGGCTAAACAAGATGCCCTTAATGCAAAGGACTTTGCTACCCAAACTACGTTGGCAGCTTTACTAAATAAGTTACCAGCTCAAGGCAATGCATCTCCTAGTGCATCAATGCCAGTTAATCTGAGTAACGATGTAACATTTGACGCAAGTGCAGCAGCTGGTTATAATGTATTAAATACCGATTTGCTTACTGGCGTAGTTAGCGGATGGTATGATGCAAGAGCATTTCATTCGGCCAGCTTTCATATTATCGGTCTTACTGGAATCTCAGCTGGACAAATCATTTTTGAGCAGACCAACGACACCGCAAATAACGGTGTCGTATTGCCAGTTATTGAAGATCCTGGGTTAAATGCAAACCCGCTTACCGCAGCTTTTGCTGTTGCAGCAAGTGCATCTAGAATGTTTACCGCTCCGATCACAGCAGCCTATGTTCGCGTTCGAATTAGCACCGCATTCACTGGCGGAAACGTGCGATGTGTAGCAACCTTTAGTGAGCTACCATGGGCGGCCATGAGGATTAATATTCAGCAGGCTGTGGCTGCAAACTTTGCATCAACTGTCAGTGGCACCGTGACAGCAAATATTGGAACCGGCTCATTAGCAGCAGGTACAAATGCTATTGGCGATGTAGGTCAACAATATAGAGCAAACGCTTCTGGAGCTTCAACTACTGCTAAAATTGTTAGTGCGGCAACCACGAATGCCACAAATTTGAAAGCTTCTGCCGGAAGGATAATTGGTTGGCAATTGTCAAATACAACAGCATCATGGCAGTTTGTAAAAATTCACAACCAAACAACAGCTCCTACACCGGGTGCATCAGTATTCTTTACTATTGCTATACCGCCAAATGGGAAATCAGAATGCTCTTTTGAAGGAGGTATTGGTATGGGAACCGGTATTGGTTATACAATTGTCACAGGAGCTGCAGATACAGATACTACGGCTACCACATTAAATGCTGTAGTAGGGTCTATACAATACGCGTAAAATATATGAGTATATATGTAAGACAAAGCTATCTGGATGTAAAATTGAACATGGTCATTGATGTTTCCGCGGCATCAGTAAAAAAGATTGTGTACAAAAAGCCCGATGGCACTCGTGGTACACTCACCGTAGCTTCTGTAGAAGGCAATAGCATACTGGTGGCCCCAATTGCAAACAACTTCTTTGATCAGTCCGGAGTATGGGAATTTCAGGGAATTGCTACCATTAGCAGTCGCGAAGCAAAATCAAAAATTGTACAACAAAAAGTAGAACCAAGCATATGAATTTTTTTAACAATCTTTTGAAGAAAGGAGCCACAACTGTAATAGATTCAGTTGGTGGTGTACTCGACAAGCTGATCACCAACAAAGAAGAACTGATACAGGCAAAGCTGGAAGTTGATAAAGAAGTAAACCGGCACATTGAAGTTATGATCGGCCAAGCTGATGAAATTGAAAAAGCTTACCTAGCCGATGTACAGAGCGCGCGTGAGACCAATGCCAAGATACAAGGCGATTCTCCTTCTTGGCTTGCTAAAAATCTTGCTTACATAATCGATTTGTTTGTCACCATTCTATGGGGTGGACTTACCACCTACCTGATGGCCATCATGCTTAACCTAGCACCCAAGCAGACGGGTGTAGACTATACGGCTGTTACAGCAGTATGGGGAGCTGTATCGGCTACGTTTGGTACGGTGATCAACTTCCACCGAGGCAGCAGCCAGGGCAGCACCGATAAGCAAAAGATTTTAGACCGACTTACCAAATGATTGATATCCCACAGTTGAAATTGCCTGAAGTAGTCGATGCGCAAGCATTGAGGGAATTTAAAGCATCGATCAAACCGGAAGCGTATTCTTCACCTCCGGAGGTAACAATCTTTGTAAATGCACTTAGTAAAAAACTAGGTGACTTCGCTCAGTATGGCAAAGAGCAACAAGTGATATCAGGAGATGAGCTATTGCAGGTGGGGATAACGGAATGGGAAGGCAAGAAGGTATTCTCATTTGCCAAGTACTATTTGTATGTGCCTAAGTTGCAAGCCGTAGATCGTGCGGCTACCATGCACCGGATCTATCGCAAGAAAGGAAAACAGGGACTGATCGACTACTGCAAGTTTCACACCACCGGCACATCCCTGGAACGCTTGCTGAGTGTGCTGGAAGTATCGGTGTTTAAAAATGAACGGCCCGAGTTTAAGAAGATGTTGGCAGATATTGAGAAAGCCCCAAAGATTGATTCCGTACTATGAGCTATACAGTAGGTGATTTATTCTTTAGCGACTGGAAGCAGCTCAGCACCAAAGCTGCAGCGGAAGTGTACATGCTCAAAAATAAGATTGATGCCACCAGCCCGGACAAAGAGGAATACGGGTACTTGCTGATTGGCCTGATGCGCCATCTGATTAAAAATAGCAAACTGGTAGACAAGATTAACGAAGCTCAGGTAGTCGATTGTTTCAATGAGTTAAAAGAAACCTTTCTATCAAAGCCATTCTATCACTTTCCTGATTTGAAAGGTTGGCAAAAGCCTGATGAGAAAATGGCGCGATGTAGCTTTAATCAGTTTATTTTTGCCGACAATGAGTTTAGCACTTACCTGGCATTAGCACAGAAAGACATTGATAAGGCACAGATCTATCTGAAGCGATTAGCCGTAACGTTGTATAAGAAAAAACCTTTCTATAAAAGAAAAGCTGCCGAGCCGTGGGATAAAGAGCTGGTAGCTGATCAGGCCGAGCGCCTGAAAGCAAAGCCACATGAATTACTTCTCATCTTTTTCACCTTCAGCCATGTGCGTGAGTTTGTGGTTAAGCGCTGCAAGCAACTCCTTCCGGCAACACCGCCATCAGCTGCTACTGATGAACCGAATGTAATTGTACCTACGGGTAGTATGTGGCATGAGATCATGCACGCAGCTGCGCGCACGTTAGTTTTCGGAACCTTCGCTGAGCTTGGTCATGCGAACATGTATGATGTATTGGACCATTTAGAAAAAATAGCACGCGACAAAAATGCCAAATCTTAAGCTTACCAATCTACTCTCCTACAAAGAATACTTTGCCGGTATTGCCGCTCAGCACGTAGCTATTGAAGGCTACAAGTGGGGCGATGATGTGGTGATCAAGAATGACAACCGTAGTAACACTGGCAGGAATATGCTGTGGACTGTACCCTATGAGCAAGCTGACTATGAGGATAACTTTAGCGACAATGTACATAAGCGCAAGCAGGCCCGGGTAAGCTACTTAGAGGTACGCAATAAAGAGTTGTTTGCCAGCATAGACGAGCAGTACAACCAATGCGAGACAATCATTGAGGAAATTATCGCGCGGATATTGCGTGATAAAGCTGGGTATCAACAGGGCAACGACTGGGTAATGATTGCTACCGAGATCAAAAGCTTTAAAACAATACCGGTAGAAATGACGCTTGGATCTACTCCTTACATTGGCTACGAGCTGCAGATGGATTTTATGGACAACAGCAATTTTCAATTCAATACTCAACGCTGGAAGGATACGCTAGTTTAAAAAAAAGTCTATGGCCATATCGATTGTAAGCGGCAACCTAAATACATACGGCAATTCGGGCAGTTATGAATCCGATCCTTCAACTTGGGGCTTTGGCTCTGCGTTGATACCCGGAGAACATACGCGCAGCTCTGTCAAAAAGAAAGCCGGCCTATACAGCCATTTATTTCGAGCGCTGAATGTGTTTGAGAATAGTGAGGATCCACAAGTGACTGACTTCTCAGCGATCGATGCGGCACGCTTGGCATTCGTAGCAGGCAAAAAGTATCTGATCAAAGTCTGGGTGTATAGCCCTACTCCTATTGGAGATGGCTTTGATTCGATGGCCAGCGATAGTTGTCAATTCTGGATGCGCTTCCCGGATGGTGACCAAAGAGAGGCTGCCAATAAGGTGCTGGTAGATGCGCAGAGTGTATGGACTGAGTTGCAATTTGATTTTGTGGCTCCTAGTCTGGCCAGCGGAAACTACAACTTACTATTCGGATTATATCGCGGTGGGACCGGTCTTGAGATCAACGTTTCCGGCTACCTGTTCATTGATGAGTTTCAGATATATGAATACATCGATGTGGTGGAGCCTTGTACGCTTGAAATTGATGTTGCTGGTACTACGGTAGTAAATGAGACTACACCCGGAGCAAATAACGGCACGATCACCGTTGCAATCACCGGTGGCACAGCTCCATTCGAATACAGCAAAGATGGAGGCACAACCTGGCGATCCTCTAATCTGTTCACGGGCCTAGCGCCAGCAGTGTATAATGTTGTCGTACGCGAACAAACTCGCATCAGCTGCGCTTCGGCTCAGAGCTTTGCCGTCAACGCAGGAAGCTATACGTTTAGCTTTACCACTAGCGCTAGTGATGAGAGCGTGTCAGGAGCTGCCGATGGATCTATTCTGGTAACCGTCACCGGCACGGTAGCACCATTTACCTTTAGCAAAAATGGCGGTGGCACCTATCAATCCGGAAACCTGTTCATCGGTCTAGCACCGGGCACGTACACCATTGTAGTTAAGTCGGCCACCGGCATTATGCGCGCGGCCAATGTAACAATAGCACCAGCCTCATTGGCGTTCGAGCGTGTGTTTTGGAGTAAGAACCCGATAATCCATAACAAAGGTGCGGCCAGTGGATGGGAAGCATTGACCAACTATCGGCTATACGATGATGTGCGTGTAGAAGAAAACACCGGCAGCAGTGTATTCACCAGTAAACTGAAAGTGGCTCTCTATCCGGAGACTACCGGTAACTGTGTGTTTCAGGTCAGGCAAGCGTTTCGCGGTGTGCTCAAAGCCATTCCACCGGCACAGAACGAAAGTAATCTGGTTCGATTGACTGATCGCATTAAAGCCTTTAAGCACTTCACAGGTGAGCTGCAGGACGAAGAAGTAACACCAAGCCTACTCACAGCATCCCTTTCTTCACTCGTGCTTCTCGGTGGCTTAAACAAAGCTACATGGCCAACCATCGAATTCTTTGGCAGCTACTTGGCTACTACTAAAAAGTTTTTGACATGGGCCCCAATCATCAAGGTGGTGGATAAGAACCAGGAGGACTATCTTAACTTCTTTATCTACTCAGCCGATATCACTTTGATCAAGCTAAAGATCAAGGCCTATTATGACGATGCCACCAATGCCACTGACACATCGGCTACGCTGGCAGTAAGCTACGGCCACCTGGTGCAAGTGCCTGCCGGTGCCAACTGTGGTGTAGGGCTGATCAACCCGGCAAAAAACTTAGTCAAATACGAAATCAGTTTACTCAACCAGGCAGATGCATTGGTGAGTGAAGTACGTACCTATATGCTGGTCGATATCCTTCCCAACATTCGCTACTACCTTTTTCTCAATAGTCTGGGCAGCTATGAGGTACTCCGCTTTAATGGGCTGGCCAGCACCAGCGTAGACATTGGCAAAGAAACCGTAGTCAAATTCTTGCCCTACAATTACGATCCACTCGATGGCGAGAAGCAAACCAATCAATCCAGCCTGCAGGAGAAAGCGAGCATAGGAAGTGGCCTGATCAAAGGAGCGCTCGGTAAAGAGTGGTTTGATTATTTAAAGGACTTACTGATCAGCACCCGGGTTTTTGATATCACCAATGGCGTGCGCAAGCCCGTAAGCATAATCGGTGGCAGCTACAATATGGAAGCTGACCGAGACTATGAGCGATTCATTCGCTTTACGCAATTAGATTCTTTTCAGGATGAAGTATATACCCCTGCTGTGATATGATTGGAATAAAGCCCGAAGGACAAACCAGCTACCTACAGACCAAGGCTGATACCTCTATCGAGATCACGCTGGAAAATCCATTGCTTGGCGATGTTGAAAGGTTATCGCCCGGATCCTTTTCTATTCCGTTTGATTTGCCGGCAGAAGATGACAGCCCGGACAACAGCGCTATCTTAAAGAATCCGGATGTGCTCGAAAACAATGAAGCTTATCAGCTGGTGAAGGCTACCTTGTTTTACGATGACGTGCCTTTTAAGAAAGGCAACTTCAAGAGTAAAAAGCTCAGTTCAGGTAAAACTACTAACTACTTCACATTTGGTTTGAATACCATTAGTGAAGACTTTAAAACTGCGAAGCTGCGCACCTTGCTAAACGAGACAATTGTAATTGATTCCTCTCCTTTGATTAAAGAGATAACTATTACATGGCTTAATCCCAGCACTCCCGTTTGGAATCCGCTCCTCACATACACAGCGGCTAGTTCGGCTAAAGTCAAATTCACTAATTCAAGTGGTGTGTTAGGCTATTTTATGTGCATTACTGATACATTGGTTGGGGAATCTCCGCAAACCCATGTAACTAAATGGCAGAGCATAACTGCAGAAGACTATGCGGCAGCGCGTTCTATCACCGTAAACGGAAAGCAATACAGTGGAACTGATGGTACCGCCTGGGAAACAATCAAAGATGATATCAACTTAGATGGTTTTGCCGCGCGCGATACGGGTAAAGCGATGCCTTTTGCAACAACAAGCGGATTCTACGATATCGTTTTAAAACTGGCTCATTGGAATGATCCAAGTGGCGTAGAAGACGTGACTTTTGATGTGACTGATCCGATCGAAGAGTTGAGTGTTCGATTTGATGACAAATCAAAATATACCTGGTCCTGTAATTCCTTCGTATCCTATTATGCAGGCTTCCAGACATTCTTGAATGGTTATCTTACCAGTACCTATGCTACCGATAAAGTGCGCTTTCCAATTGTGTTCAATGATGATTTGTTTGGTGGAGAGGCTGTTCGCGAAACCAACGTGATAAACGCTGTAGATGCCGCTGGCGTTGTAAAGAACGAACCATTATTCGGCCTGAACTACAACAGCATTCAGCCATTTGTGCGATTACGCTATGTACTCGATAAGATCGCCACACACTTTGGATTTGATTGGGAAGGTGATGCATACAATGAAACGGAAATGCAAAATCGCCTGATCGATAATAGCCAGACACTCGATGTACTGCAGTACTTTATTGGAGACAATAAGTTTGCATTTTGGAAACAGTCCTTCAATCTGGCCGATCTCGTTCCGGATATCACGGTTGTAGATTTTATAAAGCGCATTGCTGTGCGTTACAATCTGGCCGTAAGCTATAATGAACAAAGTGCTAAGGTATCGATGCGCTTTCGCGAGCCGTTGGTGAAAGCAAAATCCTTTGACGATATCACTTCGCTCAGCAGCCCGATTACTGACATTGAAGATCTTCGCATTACCGGCTACCAGCTTACCGTAGCCTTAGAAGAAAAGGATGTCTATAGCACAGTAGAAATCTACAAGGATGCCATTCCCAAAGAAGAAATACCCATTGCCTGTGGCCGTATCCAACGCACAGCTAGCCGTGTGATTGATGGGTTAGTTATCTCAGGACCACTCACCAAACGAAAGAATGGTGAGAAGTTTGGATTACGTGTTTTTAACTATGCAGGCATTGTAAGTGGAAAGCCGGTAGCTACGATCCAGGGCAGTTATGCTGAAGATATTACTACCATTCGAAATAACTTCTATGCCTATTGGCTACTGTTCGCGGCTAATCGCAGGCAAGTGATGTTGAATGTTGACTTTGAACTGCGCCACTTGCTTGAATTTGACTGGGCGTTAAAGCGCAGGTTTGATCGAAAAGACTTTTGGGTAAAGAGTATCAAGTTTCGGCTCACCCAAAGCAATGTAAGCAGTAGTGAAGTTGAATTGATTACGCTCTTCTAATGGTAGAGATACCTGCTTCCATACAATCCGCACTGAACGATCTGGCGGAGCAAAAGGCCGAGCAGATATTGGCACGTGCACGCCAGGTAGTCGGCGGGGCCAACATCAGTGCCAGTAATGAGCTGCTCAATAGCCTGAGTATATCGGTAAAGAAAGCAACATCCAATAGCAATCCGGTAATCACTCTCAGTTATGCGGACCATGGCCGCTTTTTGGATTATAAGAATCCGGTATGGGGCAAGGTGCCAGAGCTTGATAAGATGGAAAAGTGGGTGCGGAGCCGTGGTGTGAGCAGCTTTCGCTATGTGAGTGGCGTGGGCAGCACCGGCATGAGCGAAGAAGCCAAGGTGCGCAAGATTGCTGCAGGTGTAGCTTGGAGCAAGCGCCTACACCAAAGCAAGTGGAAGCCCAAGGCGTGGAAGAAGAAGACGCTGGTGAAGCTGCTGCGCGAGCTCAACGATCAGACGGTAGAGCTTTGGCAGCTAGGCATAAAAGTGGAAGTAGAGAACGCGGTAAAATAGAAAAGCTATGAGCAAAATAGACATCGAATTGGCGAATGGCCAGAAAGCTGGTGAGACATTAAAGCAGCTTACTAATCAGGTAACAGCTTTAAAAAAAGAAATCAGTACGCTCAAGCCGGGTACTGAAGAGTTTGTGAAAGCATCTGAATCACTTAATCAAGTCAATGAAAGGCTAGACGATATACGTGATCAAGTTAAAAATACGACAACCGCAAGTGCCGCCTTAAAAAATGCATGGAATCAGTTGCCAGGAGCCCAATACTTCAACCAAATCAGCAGCAGCTTTAGCTCTTTGAAAAGTGGAGTAGGCGGTTTAATCAGCCAATTTGGCCTGTTAAAAACAGCGATTGCAGCAACGGGTATTGGATTATTGATACTGGCCGTTACTGCTCTAATCGGATGGTTTACTAAAACCGAAGCCGGTGCCAACATGCTGAGCGGTGCATTCAAAGCGATGGGTGCGGTAATCGATACGTTAATGAACCGCCTTTGGAACATTGGCACTACGTTAAAGGAGTTATTTAGTAACCCGATTCAATTCTTCAAAAACTTAGGTAAAGACATTAAAGATGCGGCTGTAGAGGGCTATGATCTAGTTCAGGTATTTGACGACATAGAAGATCGTCAGCGCGACTTGGATGTGCAGGCTAAGCGCAATGAAAACACAATCGATCAATTACTTCTTCAAAGTAAAAATGTAGCCAAGAGCTACCAAGAGCGTATTGCCTTACTGAATAAAGCCGATGAGTTGACGCGTAAAAGTTATGACGATCAATTGGCATTGAGTAAGGAGTATCTGGCGGCAGTCGATCGCGAGGTAGCTGCCGCGGAGAAGCAGGGTGTATTGGGCGATGAACTACTAGACAAACAGCGCGATGCTCGATTGAAAGTTCTTGATTTGGAGGGCCAAGCCATTGGCATACAAGAAAAAATAGCCAACCGTACAGAACAGATTTTGGGTAAGCAGGAGAAAGCAAATGAGAAAGAAGATGCCCAGGCCGAAAAGAATGCTCAACGAGAGGCTGAACTTTTAAGAAAGAAACTTGAGGATGAAGAGAAAGCGAGACTTAATATCATTGAACTCCGGGCATCGGATCAGGAAAAGGGACTGAAGCGTGAAATTGATATGATCAATGCCAGTACTCAACAAAAGATTGAGGCATTGGTAGGCAGTGAGGCACAGATAGCCGAACAAAGATTATTGCTGGAAGACATTGCCCAGCGTAAAATTCAGGAGCTAAAAGATAAGTATGCGGCTGATGAAAAGGCCAAGCGCCAAGCCAAGCTGATTGCCGATAATGAGCTTGAGATGATCACTCGTCAAAACATGCTCACCGAGCAATTGCTCAGTGAGCAAATCACCAAGCAACAATACGTAGATCTATCCGAGCAAAATTTACGAGCCAGCGAGCAGCGAAAGTTGCAGATCATCAAAGATTCACTTGGCGTACAGAGTAAAGAGTATCAAGATCAATATGCCAAAATACTGCAGCAAGATCAGCAGTTTGCTGAGGAGCATGCCAAGAAAGTAATTGCCGCTATTGGTGGAACAGCCAATGCCCTTGCTGGTATTTTTGGAAATCTGGCATCGATGCAAGAAGAAGGTAGCCAGGAAGCTAAAGATCTGATGGTAGCGCAAGCTTATATGTCAGCTATCTCCGGGAGTGTTAACGCCTACACTTCTACTTCTGCTATTCCTTTTATAGGTCCTGCACTAGCACCTATTGCTGCAGCAGTAGCTTTCGCAGCAGGTATAGCTAATGTAAACAAGATTAAAAACACACCTTTACCAAAAGCATCAGGAAAAAAATTCTACACCGGTGGATACACTGGCCCAGGAGGAAAATATGAGCCTCGCGGAGAAGTACATGCCGGTGAAGTAGTATGGAGCCAAGAAGATGTAGCGGCCTTTGGTGGTGTGAGTGCGGTAGAAGCCATTCGCCCTACAGCAAAGTATTACAGTGGCGGTCCCGTAAATCCTTATGCAGATAAGAGCCGAGGCCCAGTGGCCAGCGTAGCCGGCAACAGCAACATGCCGGTAGATGCTACTACTTTTAAAAACGAGCTGAGAGCCGAGCGCGAAGCGATGATGGCCTATGTGGATAAGCGTATCACCAACATTCGAGTCAATCAAAATCTACAAGAGGTTAAGGGAGGATTAAATGTGCTACAGCAGTTGAAGGATGAAGCGGATGTGTAGACTATAGGAATTATCATATTTTTTTGGCGACAATTAGACCTATGGAGGTCATTTATATATTCATAGCGGCTATACTTCTTATTGTAATTGCCTTTCTGATGCCTAATAAGCCCAAAAAGAAAAGAAAAGTTACCTTAGCTGATTACCCTTTATGGGGGTATTCCTAGCCCCCTGTCCTACCAAATTGGCGACCTATGTCGCCAATTTTGTTTTATGACACACAACAGTTTTACCCTGCTTATTTTCTTATCAGGCTTCATGGCTGGAGCTTCATTGATTGGGCTTATCATTTCAATTACTGATAGGAAGCGATGAGATACTTGCCTCACTTCTACTGTCCACATTGCGGATGGCGCTATTACCTCAGCGATTGGGTCTGCGATAACTGTAATAAACCTGTCAGATAATGGGCATCAGCATCAAGAAAGTAGAGGCCGCCAAACAAGCCCGTTTAAGTAAACCCGCACCAATGATTAAGATTGGTGGCAGGTCTATTGTGGTCAATACCGAAGACATCAAGCCGGTTCCGGCAGAAACAGTAGTAACAGAGATAGTCTTAAAGCAAACTGAGCAGCCGATGGCTTCCAATCTGGAGTATCAGATCACCGAGCTCGAGAAAGAAATGGCAGTGGTGATGAAAGAGCGTAAAATTCTTAGTACGCGAACTGCAGGTTTAGTAGAAGAGATCACAGCTCAGCTAAAGAAAGAATCAGAAGCCACTGCAGAAGAGTTTTTAAAAGGCAATGTGCCTCATCCAATGCTTCTCGATCATGCCGAGCGCATCGAGGCTAAGAGTGAAGATATACGCAGGCTATATGATCAGATCGAGCATCTAAAAAAGTATGGAACTGCAAAGGCTAATTCACCGGCTGCAGATGATACTAGCGAAGAAGCGAAAGCGCTCAAGTACGAGAAGCGCAGACTAGGCGATCTGATCTGCAAAACAGGCAAGAAGATTGGCAAAGCCAATGGCGGTGTAAAAGCACCCAAGAACAGCAACCGGGTTAATAGCTGGCGTGAGTCCATTGCCATGGCCGAGGCACGTATCACAGAGATCGATTACAAACTTAGAAGCATGAATGTATGAGCAGCGCGCTAGTCGAAAGCAAAGAAGATCTACCTACACGCGAGGCAAAGAAGAGCACCGATTCGGAGTTTGACCGCATCTACAAATACTTTCATTCTAAAAGTCGCATCGAACTTACTACAGGCGAGCAGCAAGTTATGGCGCGCTGGGAGAAAGCTTGGTTTTTGCTTTTACGAAATCGCACGCGCAATCAAACCTCGCAGATACTTGTAAAGCTTTTCAATATCTCTCGATCTACTGCCTACGATGATGTGCGCAATGCCATGAACCTGTTTAGCGATCCACGCGAAGACATGAAGGCGGCCAAGCGAGCTATTGCAGAGGATAACTTACTGAAAGGAGCTGAGAAGGCTTGGAAGACCGGCAATTTAGAAATGCACCTAAAGTACATGGATAAGTATGCAGAGATCAATGGTCTAAAGGAAGAAGGTGGAGAAAACAACTTGGCCGAGCTTCTTAAAAACTTCAAGCCTCAGCAGATCATTATGAACTTCAAAGTTGAAGACCTGAAAGCCGAAGCCGAAAAGATGCGTGATATCTTCGCGCACGAAATTCCATACGAGTCAGTCGAATGAAAGAGCACGTAGAAAAGGTACATCGATATCTTAATCCGGTGGCTATGATGCACGTCATGGATCCATCGCCAAATAGCGTATTGATTGCCGGGCGTGGATCATCGAAGAGCTTTACCAATGGATTAAAGCAAGCCAAGAAGGTAGAACTCATGCCGCGCAGCTTGGGATTGTTTACATCGCCCACATACACGATGATTTATACCAAAACGCTAATCCCAATGAAGATGTCATGGGAGCAGCATTTTGGATATGTAGAAGGAATGCATTATGTCGTTGGAAAGGTCCCTCCTAAGCATTTTGATAAGCCTTATTTCCGGCCGCATCGATATGAGAATGTAGTAACTTTTTGGAATGGCCGATCAATCATGTTTGGAAGCTTTGATCGCCCAGAGCTGATCTCCGGAGGCTCTTTTGACGATGCCGACAATGATGAGTGCTACCTGATTGATAAACAGCCTTACGATGATTTTGTAAGGCCAGCAGTGAGAGGTACACACACCAGTTTTAGCGATTGTGAGTGGTTTTTGAAGCACACATTTACATCTTCAATGCCTTATAAAGGTTTAGGCGAATGGTTGCTCGATTATCGCACCAAGGCCCTGCAAAATCCAAAGAAATACGGTTTTATCGGTTGGGAGCCAAATGCCAAAGTACAGTTAGGCTCAACGTTCATGAATTACAAGGGCCTGCCCGGAGGCATGAAAGCAATCGAGGCCATGATAGCCGAAATGGACCCTTTATCTGCCCTGGTAATGATCCATAATCAGCGTGTATCCAATTGGGGCAATCTATTCTACCCATTGCTCGCTAAGAAGCATTGGTATACGCCAAAGGCAAATGATAAGGTGATATCGCTAAGCTTATTAGATACTACCCGCAAGCGTGACGCGAGCTTTGATGAGGGACCAGATGACTATAATCCGGATAAGCCTATTAACATCAGCCACGATTGGGGTGTGTTTAATACCATTACCATCGACCAAGAGTATCCCAAAGAAGTGCGCTTCATCAATCAAATGCACGTACATAACCCTAAGATACTTAATGACCTGGCAGATGAGTTCTGTGAGTACTACCGTATGCATAGATCTAAGCTTGTATATCAATGGGGTGATCGTGCCGGTACCAACAAGCAGGCCAACGCTAAGAAGAATTATTTTGATGAGTTTGCCGATCAATTAAGAGAGAACGGATGGCGTGTGGTGCGTAAGGCAACAGGTCATGTGGAGCACATGGACCGACATCTATTCATTAACAAGCTACATGCGGAACAGGATCCACGCTTGCCTATCATACGCTACAACAGTAAGTGCACAGACTTCCGCATTGCGATGGAGAGCGCTGGTATGAAGGATAACAAGAAAGATAAGTCGAGTGAGACTAACCCATCCATCAAGCCGGAGCATGCTACTCACACTACAGATGCCCATGACTATCGGTTGTATCATGGATTGATCCAGAGAGAGAAGAGTTCTTCTTCTTCATTATCTACTTCTTCCAGTCTATAATTTCATATTTCACTCAATTATTGAATTGGCGGTCGCCAAAAATGCAAGTCCCTCGGGAATTTGTAGCGCCAAAGGAATCCTTCTTTTTAAAAATCAAAGGTTGATTCGATTGATAATCAATTCTGTGCAGGCGATTTGGCTGGAATATCTATCCCTAAAAATGCTTTATTCATCTCTTCTCGCTTACGTGTGTCATTGACTTTCACGTATTGCATGGTAGTTGTGATCATGCTGTGGCCAAGAAGCTGCTGCAGTGTATCCAGTTGCCCACCCCTACTCATGAATTCAGTGGCAAAAGTATGCCGGCTTACATGATAGGTCAGGTGCTTTTTGATCTTGCAGGCTTTGGCTATTTCCTTAAGTCTGCGATTTGTTACCTGCATAGCAAAGCAGTCAAACAGATACTTGCCTGTTTTCTCCGGGATGAGCGCCAAGTGGATATCCAATAGCGGAACAGTAATCGATCGGTTGAGCTTTCTAGTTTTGAATGGCACAAATATGAGTGTTGTATCATGCAGATGATTCCATTCTAGTTTATCAATGTCGCTGATGCGAACACCGGTGGTGCAACTAAATAGAAAGTAGCGAAGTACTTTGGTATGGTTAGCGGGTGTATCCTTAGAGTGGTAGTAAGTGAATAGCGCTTTGACTTCATCAAACGAAAGTGTTGGTTTGAGCGGGGCTGTACTCTTTACCTTGTAGTTATCGAATGGGTTTTTGAATTTAATCTCTTTGCGCTCGGCCTCATGCAGGTAAACCTTAATGGTACGAATGACCTTGTGCACCGTGTTCTGTTTAAGCTGATACTTTTTGATTAGGAAGTTTTCCATTTCCTGTACCAGAGCCACATTGAAATCATGAAAGAGTATCTTCTTTCTAAAGGCCTTGAGTTTACCCAGTGTAGTAATGTGAGATCCGTAGGTAGCCGGCTCAAGGCGCGGCCGTCTAAGTTCTATTTCCTTCTCCATGAACTGAATGAAATCAAGCATGGTAGAAGGATCAATGAATTCCCTGCGAAACATTTCCGGAGTCAGGTAGCGCTCCGCATACTTTGCTTCCAAGTATATTTCATTGGCCCGTGATATGGCTTTAGCGATTTCCAAATTGATGTGCGCTTCGTTAGGCGTATTCTTTCGCATATAGCCTCTGTCCTGATCGAAGTCTGAGGCTTTGATGCAAAAGCCCAACGCAACAGAGGCGCTTCTCCGATCAATGATTGCGCGCAGGTATACTGCCTGAGTGCCATCACGCTTCACGTGATCGGCCAGTACAGCCTTAGCAGTGAACCGCATATTGAGTGGGTTCAATGATTGTACCTCTTGAAAGCGATTTGAAAGCATGATTGTGAAGATAAAACCTGCAAAACAATAAGGGATTGCCACTTTTTATTGGCAATCCCCACAAGTTCGCGGTCCGGACGGAACCAAGAACACGACCTACTAACACTGTTATACAGTTACTTACCATAACTCATTTTGTTATCTGTAAACTATTTGAAAGCAAACCATTACCTATCCCCTCTTTTCCAATCTACTAATGATCTCATTCTTCACCTCAATTATCCGCTGCAGCAAGTGCCGGAAGCTTTCGCTTTCACCTCGCTCCTTTTGGTGTCTCCGGTAGTAGGCTTTTCCTATCCACACAATGGCACCAACTACAACTAGAGGAAATACCAGCGACACCCACCAGACTATAACTTCCACAGGCCTATGGTTAAAATGCTGTACGAAACAAACAACAATACCGTGTGCGCATCGCTCAGCTTGTGCAATAGCTCCATATTGTCCGGGCGAAGAAACGAAGTGTAGTACACTGCGCTGCCCATGAATAGCAATAGCAAAGCCGCAACTATCCAAGCGTACTTCCATGGCAGAGATCCGTTCACCATCTGCCGCAAGGCCAGCAAGCAAAGCACTACAACTAGCATACACTCATACAGCAGACTAATACTGTTGGCAGCTCCACCCAACACAAACTCTACAGCAGTGATCACCACGCCACCTACACAAAGCCACCGCACCGGCACACCTGATACCAGCTTTGCAAATAGTGGCATGATCAATATCAGCTCGCCTACCGAAAGCACATAGCTCACCCACAGATTTTGCAGGCCCGCATGGCGCATGAGATATAGAACTGTTTCAGTTACAAGCCACAAGCCTAGCAAAGCTACAAGCCAACGGAAGTGCAGCGGCATCTTATCCGATCGCCATAGTCCTACTGCCAGTGGCACCGCCACACTGTACTGCCCAGCTGTTACCATGGCCTCACTCATTATGCTGTAGTGGGCGGACAGTTAGGTGGGCAAAGTCCACCACGATTCTCTGCAGTGGCGGCAATCAAATTACCTTTAGCATCCATACCAATGGCGGCCAGCGTATGCTTGCCGGCATCATCAAGAGCATTGGCAAGGTGCACGTGTGTTACACCCGGGTGCGCCAGTATGCGCTCAAAGCTCGCACGGTCCATCGTTACTCCATGGGTACCATCCGGATGCTTTTCTTTGTAGCGCTTTGTTTCTTTGTCGAATTCTTCTTTGCTGATTTTCTTGCTCATGGTTCTCGTTGATTAAGTATATCCTCTATTATTAAAATCATGTTGTATAGTTCAGCCAGCTCCAACTCATTCAGGTAGTAGTTATGCTCACTTACTACACGCCTGCTCAGCTCATTGCGCGTGCGCTCCATCTGATACTCCAGCCTCAGATCTTCGAGTGCATCCGCCAGCTCTGTATAGTTCTTGTTGTGGATGAGCTCACTTAGCTTTCTTCCCTTTTTCATTCAGCCGCTTGATTTCTTTTTTCAAGAGCAGAATAGTTTCCTTTTGCGATTCTACCAGTTCCTTCAATACTTCATCTTTCGTGCCATACTCAGGCTCTGATTCGGCAACTTGATTAACTGGCTCGTCAAACATTAGATCAATCAAGTTTTCTCCGAAGGCCTCTTTCCACTTAATGGCAAAGGTTAATGAAGGCATCATTCCAGTTGTGTACTGATAAATTGCAGGGCCAGTAACACCAATCAATCTTCCAAGCTCAGCTTTCCCGCCAACCTTTTTAACTTTTTCTATCAGAATATCAGATAGTTGCCTCACAATCATAAAATATTTAACGGAAATACTTGCAAGTCATAAAATACTTTATGACCATTGCAGAGTAATTCAAACATATTCAAATATATGCAAATCTCGGAAAGTACCCGTGCTGAAATTCTATTGTATCTACCATCCATTGGCCTAAATGAAGCCAACCGAATTGCCCGCGAATGCGAGTGCAGCAATGATACCGTGTATCGCGAATGGCGTAAACTTCGCGGTGTAGAAAAAGGTAAGTCCAACATGGATAATCCAGTAGTGTTGGCTATTGCAGAGCTAGCGATTACCCGCAAGAAAGAGGCCAAGGAAACCAATAAGCGCGTCAATCGAATCATGAAGCAATTATCGCAAGCCTAGCCAACATTGACTTACCAATTAGGTTCCACATCAAATCCTTGTAACAACCAACACGCACAAAACCTTACATCATGCAACAGACTACCGACAAGTTTTTAGAATTTAATGGCAAGGTGATCTACTTCCTTGCTAAGGACGGCCAGTACTGGATCGCCATCAAGCCAATTTGCGAGGCTCTCAATGTCAACTTTGACCGTCAGTATCAAAACATAAAAGCTGATAGCATTTTAGGTCAACTGTATGCTAACCAGCATATGGTTGGAGCTGATAACAAGCTCCGCAAAATGGTCAGTCTGCCTGAACGATACATCTACGGCTGGCTTTTCAGTATTCGCAGCGATAGCCCTCAGTTGCTACAATACAAGCGCGAGTGCTACAACCTTTTGTTCGAACACTTCCACGGCAAAATCACCAGTCGCGAAACCCTGATCGGCAAAAAAACACAGAGCAAGCTCGAGCACGATAAGCTCGTGGCTGCCATTCGCACCATGCCTGAGGGACAAAAGGCATACGAGCTAGAGAAAATCATTCGCTTGTGCAATGCCGGGCTGAAAGAACTCGATCAACAGATCGCCCAAAATCAACTACCACTATTTTCTTAAAGCTATGTACGTAGTTGAAATTTCTCGAATGAAAACATATCAGTTTCACGATAAAGTGGAAGCTGACAAGTTTGCCGAAAAATGGGGCGTAAAAGCCGAGTACAAATCCTTGTGTGGCGACCCTGATTGCCACTGCGAAAGCCTTTGCAAAAGCTTTCATTACGAGTCTGCTAATTCATTCGTGCCTGAGTTAAACCAAACAAGCCATGCAAGCACAGCGCGCACGAATTCTTAACCGTAGCCAGATCGACTATTTGTTCGATCACATACTGGGCCGCTTTGAAACCAGCAAGAAGCATATTGAAAATGCGCTGTCTACTAAACTGATCAGCAAGGCCGAAGCTGATAGCATGCAAGCCATCAATGCCGATACGCTCATCAAGCGCATCAAAGATTTCCGCATAGCTAATCGCTTGCTATCGGTAGCCTTTGCCACACTGTTTAGCTACATGCAAATCTGTGGAGATGATGTAGAAGTACGTAAGCCAAGCCGCACGCGCACCAGACGGAGAAGCGAAACCGAGCAAATCATTTAGCCATGACCGCCACCGAAGAACTGAAAGAGCTGCAGCAGGAAATAGCCAAACGTAAAGTGTACGTCAGCGCATATCAGTTAAGCGTGTATCGCAAGCGAGTAAAAAAGCTAAAGCATAAAGCCGATCTAGAACAGAGTAAACAACATAAACCTATTCAACCATGTCTATTCTAATCAACACCTGCAGCGATCGAGATCTGCTAGATATCTATACCAACAGTTGCCGAGCTATTGAAATTGCTAAGCGAACAGGTAAAAGAATTACCGCTGATGATGGTGAAAGTGTATCACTAGATCAACTCTTAAAAGATCATGATATGATCTTGCGCGAGGTAACTTATCGCCTGCCGGTTAGCTACAAATGGGAGATCGAAAAATTAACTTATGGCCAGCCTGATTACAAAGTCGCTGGTGGCGATCGCTATCGGCATGCTTTAGTTAATGCATTGGTGCTGCAGGTAGTAGAGCGCGATGTAAACGAATACAGCTGCCGGCTCTTTGTACTCGGCAAGTATTGCTGCCGCATCATCATCAAAGAGAGTACCCTGTTAAAGCATTTCACTAAAATCTAAAACTATATGACACGATGCCCTAACTGTAACGAAGTGTGGACCATCGAAGAGATGGCCGCTGAATGCTGTGCCGCTTGTGGTTATCCGGATACGGATGATGAAGATGAGGATGATTTTCAGGAATGTGCGCAATGCGATGGACATCCTGCTTGTGAAGATTTTGGATGCGCAATAAAATTAGGATTGGGTCACTTAGTTAAACAACGAATTTGAAAACTAATGGGCAAAAGATTCCTACAAACAGAATATGAGAAGCTCCCACGAAAAGAGCTGATCAAAGCAATCTACACGATTGGCGACAAGGCCGATTTGATCTATGCACAAAACGCAACCAACATCGCCATGCTGCGCGAGTCTCGTGCCAAGTTGCGCATGTTGAAAGAGCGCAATAGAAAACTAAATCAAACAGCGCGAGATCTGCGCCAACGTGTTGCTGATCTGACCAAACCAGTCGCGCATCCACTTTAAATATTTTTACCAAAGCCAAAACAAAAGATGAGAAAGATTTGGACACGTGAAGAAATTGATTGGTTAAAACTAAACTATGCAAATACTCCAATGCACAAGTTAATAGCTCATTTGGGGAGAACTAAAGAGTCAATTTATGGAGCTGCTTTCGTCTTTAAATTAAAAAAATCAGCGGAGTTCCTTGCCTCTCCATTTTGTGGAAGGATTACACCAGGCAGCAAATTAGGTGGTGGTACAGTATTCAAGAAGGGTCATGTTCCTCTTAACAAGGGCAAAAAGCAAATTGAATATATGACTGCTGAATCAATTGAAAAGACCAAGCATACACGATTCCAAAAGGGTAGCAAACCCCATAACACGAAAGAAAAGGATGGTACTATCAGTGTTCGTAAGGATAGCAAAGGAAGATGTTATCAATGGATTAGAATATCCATGGGTTACTGGCGCGAGTTGCATCGGGTAGTCTGGGAAAAGAATTACGGTCCTATCCCCAAAGGTTATAACATTCAATTTAAGGATAAGAACTCACTGAATTGTGTGATTGAAAATTTATATATGGTAGATCGACAAAATCAAATGATTGAGAATACCATACACAGATATCCTGCAGAGATCAAACAAGCAATACGCACTATTGGAAAGTTAAAAAGTAAAATCAAAACCTATGAAAAACACGATTGAAGATTTAAGAAACCACATGTTCTCTGCTATCGAAGAGCTGCAAGACATGGAAGAGAAAGACCCCGCTGCGCGTAAGCGAACTATTGACAAGGCAAAAGCGATTGCTAGCCTTGGAACAGTAATAGTCAATTCTGTAAAAACAGAAGTTGACTTCTTCAGAGCCGGTGGCAAAAAGAACATGGAAGTAATGGGCAAAGAACAAGGAAAACTAAACTAATCCCTTAAAATGGCTAAGCACTTAGACATTCGACTTGATGCAATAGTTGTAAGCAAGTCCAACGAAATGTTTCGCGATGAAAATGATCTCACTCAGGATGCGCTAAAGGAGCTGACTGATTCCATCCGAGAGCATGGAGTCATTCAGCCTATCTTGGTACGGCCACTGGCCGATGGAAAGAAGTATGAACTTGTATGTGGTGAGCGTAGATATCGTGCCAGTGGGTATGCAGCTTTGTCGACAGTGCCGGCTACTGTTCGAGAGCTGACAAACGAAGAGGCATTCGCCTTGCAGGTTACTGAAAACTTACAGCGCAAAGACGTTCATCCACTCAGGGAGGCTCATGCCTACAAGTATCTGTTTGATAAAGATAAGGCCAATACCATTTCTGAATTAGCCTTAAAATTCGGAAAAACTGAGCACTACATTCAAACAAGACTAAAGCTTAATGATCTGATTGCCGATGCTAAGAAGGATTTCTTTGAGGGCATCATGACCATAGGGCATGCCTTGCTATTGGCCAGACTCACTCCGGACGATCAGAAGAAAGCCATTGAGCGCTGCACACAATGGCTTCAAAGGGAAGGTAAAAAGGTTCGTTTTTACAATACAGTTTCTAATCTGGAAGAGTTTATCAATGCCGCTGTAATCTGCAATCTCGGTACTGCAGCTTTCCCAAAAGACGATACCAACCTAATACCAAAGGCAGGACCATGCTCCACATGCCCAAAGCGATCGGGCGCTAATCAACTGTTTGCCGATGTAAAAGAAAAGGACCGCTGCTTTGATCGAAAGTGTTTCATGGCTAAGCGGCTCCAGTTTATGATATCACAACTGGAAGTGATGATTGATAAGGAGCCCGACTTGGTATTTCTTCAATCACGCAGAGGCGATAAGGTGGATCCACGCATAGACAAGATATTGAAGGAAAACAAAATCAAGCTCCTTACCGAAAGCGACTTCAATACCTGGAACAATTCTCATGCAAAGATGAAGGGCATTTATGTGAATGGTGATGAAGTCGGCCACCGGGCAACAGTGTACAGCAATACCGCTTCAAAAAAAGCCAAGTCACAAACGCCTGAGAAGGTTGATGCCAAAGAAGCCATCGCTAGAATCAATGAGCGGCTAGAGAGAGCGAAGGAATTGGATAAGGAGAAGATCTATACCCGTACCATCGAGCTGGCAAAAGAAAGTAAAACTTTTAATCAGATTGAAATCGATCGTCACAATTACGGCTTTGCAGAAAAGGGAATGATTGCAAAGATCATTTATGATGCTGCCGGTTATACTACTCGACAAGAAATCGATTCAAAGTTTGGACTTAACAAGATAAAAAGAGATAGTGAACTGGCAACCTATTTCAAGCAGATGAGTCCTCACCAGTTGAGTTTTATGGTACGGCAAATTGCTATAACCAATTATAGCGCGTCAACTATGCATGATTCTACTGCAGGCTTTTTGCTAGCAGATATTGCTCGTGAATTCGATGTTCCTGTAACAGATATATGGAATGAGCAAGAGCAGGCGGCCATAAAAAGAAAGCAAAATGCAGATAAGCGAAAGCGAGAGCTGCAGGCCTCTATTGCTAAAACACCGGCCAAAAAAGTTACCAAGGCAAAGAAAGGTTTGAGCAGCTTACTCAAATGAAAAGAATGCTTCGCTTTCGCCTGCTCTACCGGCACTCAGCTTTACTTCAACTGTTGCTAGGCATCAGTATAGTATTGCTGTTGCTGTTAGCGGGAATAATTTCACTAAGCCAAATAATGCTATGAAAACGTACCCGATTATCTTCTCTACTGCCATGGTAAAAGCTATACTACAAGGCCAGAAAACAATGACGCGTAGGCTAGTAAAGCGCACACCACTCGAATGGTTAAATAGTTTTTCCCCCGAGTATGTCGCAGATCCCGGTAATAGCCTTTGCCCATTTGGCAAAGAGGGCGATCTGCTTTGGGTAAGAGAAACTTGGGCTCAGGGTAAAGATAGAATGCACTTTGCCGCATCAGTGTGCAATCCGAAAGTAGATAAACTAGATACCGGCTGGAAACCCTCCATCCACCTCAAGAAAGAACACGCCCGCATATACCTGCAAAACACAGGCTACAAAATAGAACGCCTAAACGATATCAGCGAAGATGATGCTATTGCAGAGGGAGTAGTTAAGTCAGAGTTTGGATACAAATGCTATCTGTGCGACACTATCGGCCACAACATTTCTAACCTATGCACCGATGGATTCTTCGAAACTGCCTCAGAAAGTTTTATGAGCTTGTTTGAGTCTCTCAATGGAGAGCTTGAATCAGACCCGTGGGTATGGGCAGTAAAATTCAAAGTAATATCTACCACCGGAAAGCCTGAATAAAAATTGCTACTGAAATGAATCGTCTTATTTTTTAAACTTCTCTTTCTCACAGTGACCGACACCAACCAAATAAAAGACACCACTTATCTTATCGAGCGCCTGCAGCAACTTGGCATTACCGAAGAACAAAACACGTTCAAGCGAAAATGGCAGCAGGAAACCAGCGAAACTGTAGATGGTAAAACGGTCATTGCCCAACATGATCACGAGCGCGATTATCAAATCCTCGATGCAGATCAGCACGGCAACATTGTTATTCACTATTTCAACCAACACGGCCAGCCATACCGATGGAAAGATGAAGAGCGAAAATGGAGCCGCGACTATTCTCGCAAGCGCCTGAAAGTGCCAAAGGGTGACATGAAATATTACCAGGAGCCCGGTTCCCCACAGTTTCCTTTCTTCTCTAAGAACATAATTGAAAAGTACAACCAAGCTGCTGAGTGGAAAGAAGAAAAGCAGGGCGATAATCCCGGACAGATCCACACGCTATTTCTGGTGGAAGGTGAGATCAAGTCCATCAAAGCAAGCTTATGCGGAGTAGATATAATCGGGCTTCCAAGCATCCATGGGTTTTACAATGGCGATGTAAAAGGCCGGCTGCACGAAGACATTGAAGATGTAATCATCACCTGCCAGGTACAGAAGATCGTATTTCTCGTAGATGCCGATTTACTGAGCGTAAAGTGGGCCGAAGGAAAGGACCTGTCTAAACGACCTAATAGTTTCTACGGATCGGTGAAAGCTTTCCGCGAAAGCCTGCAGCTGCTGCTCGATGATGAAGCTGTCTCATTACAGTACGTCTACTTCATGTACATCAAAAGCAAGTTCATGAACGATGCTAAGGGCCTCGATGATTTGCTTATCAAGTATGAATCTAAGACTATCGAAATCATCGAGGATCTTCACACACTTAATTTTGCCCGCAAGTATTTCGATGGCATGGCCATCAACGATCTGAGTAAAGATGTGCAAGGCCGATTGTACAAGGAGCTAGGACTTGTTAATGAGGATGACTTCTATAAAACTTACGGAGACTTTATTGGCGATCGCGAATTCCGATTCAAGCGCAGGCGCTACATATACGACAAAGAAAAGAAGGAAGTCGTTTTTGTAAAGCATGAAGATGCCGAGAAGTTCATGCGCATCGGCCCGGACTGGGTGAAGGTGATTAGCACAATCAACAAACATGGGGAGCCGGAAGAGGAGCTGGTACCATGGAAGATTAGCGAGATCCAACGCGACTATGCCAAGCGCTATCCGGATTTTATCGATACCATTACTCGCTACGATGGATTTTGCAACGAGCCAAATTGGAATGGTCAATATCAACAAAGCGTTCTCAACTGTTACAATGTATGCCGACCGCTCAAGTGGAAGCCAACCGAAGGAAGCATTGCCAATACGATCGGCTTAATCAAACATTTATTCGGTGGCCAAGGCAAAATCATTTTAGATGACCAAGGTCGCTTTGAACGTGAAGAAGCATTCCAAGGCGATCAGTTCACTGTAGCATTGGATTGGTTGACCATTTTACTAAAGCACCCAAAACACATGCTGCCTGTACCTTGCTTAGTTTCTCCGGAGAATGGTACCGGTAAGACTACATTTCTCAAATGGCTTCAAATGCTTTTTGGCGATAACATGTGCATTCTGGGAAATGCGCAGTTTCAAATGAAATTCAATGGGCACTATGCCACCAAGTTTGTCATCAGCATTGATGAGGGTTTCCTCGAGGTAGATAAGAAAGCTGAGAAAGAGCGTCTCAAGCAATTGGTAACAGCTGACAGCATCTATCTGGAATTAAAGGGCATGAACGTACGCAAGATCCCATACTACGCCAAGATCATCATTTGCAGTAATGATGCCGATCGCCTGATGAAGATTGAAGAAGGTGAAAGCCGGTGGTTTGTGGTGCGAGTACCGGTCATCCCAAAAGAGAATAGAGATCCTGATTTGGAGAACAAGATGAAGGCAGAGGCAGAGGCCTGGTTATACTTCTTACAATACAGACCCATATTTCATAAGCGTGTCGATCGGCTTTGGTTTAGCCCGGATGATTTCATTACTGAGCAGTTCAAGATTATTGTTGAAGCCACCAAGAACCGTGTCGATCGCGTGTTTGAAGATTGGATTCAAGAGCAGTTTATGTTGTACCGTCTACCGGTCCTACGCTTCTCGCAGAAGTTTCTTACCGAAGTTTTCAACGATCCGAAGAACAGCAAGTACAAGATCGATTCGATCGAATTGAAGGCATACCTGGAGCGCAAGGGATTGAAGATAGAAGTGCCCCAGCGCATCAAAGTACCGGTAGGTTTTGATATGGGAGATGCACTCAATGATGGTAAGATTATCTACAAAGAAGAGATGGGCCGGCCCTACAAGTTTGTGGCCGATGCTTGGCTTCGTGAGGACCAGAAAGCGGAGTTTTTGAAGCCGGTGTCATTTGCTACTGTGCCCGATGATGTTGAGCAAGTCCAGCCAGTTGCTGCACAAAAATCAACCAACGATGATTTACCGTTTTGAATATTTTTTTATGGTAACAAATGTAACAATTGTAACAATATTCAAAATCAGTTTAAATAATAAGTATATAGAAGTCAGCTTGTTACGTTTGTTAATGCATCATTGTTGCATGTTACAATTGTTCGTTACGTTACGTGTTTTTTCATTTTCACAGAGGATAAAAACCCAAGTTTTATGACCGATACCTACCCTCAATACTACCGAAAAGACGGCCGAATCATCCGCATTGACGGCCCATTAGATACATGGATTATTGTGCTGCAGCCACAATCAAAAGTAGCTATGCGCTACCATACAAAGTGGCCAGATACTCAACGATTGGCAGAAGAAATAGCTGACATGGAGCAAAGCACAGTTGAGAAATTCAGAGAGTTCATATTCACTTTTTACCAACAAGTGGCAGCAGAAAGAGACACATTTTTTAAATCTATAAACAACTAAAACAAACAAGTATGGAAACACTCAAAATTGAAATCCCCGAAGGGTTCACTTTCGACAGCTTCGATCCAATCACCAAATTGATGAAGCTGAAAGAAAAGCCAAAGGATGTCATGGAGCGGATAAAAACCGTGGATGATATCTTGGCTGCACATGGCCTGACAAAGGCACAGTTTGATACAAGCTGTGAATCATTGTCGGATGATGAGAAAGCTTATCGCATTTTGAAGATGCTTGCCGAGACGCTCAATGAAGGCTGGAAGCCTGATTGGAACAACTCCAATGAGATCAAGTACTACCCATATTTTGAAATGGGCGGTTCGTCCGGGTTTCGGTATGACGACTGCGCTTATTGGCGTTCGGGTTCGGCTGTCGGCTCTCGCCTTTGCTTCAAATCTAGCAAGCTCGCGGAGCATGCAGGTAAGCAGTTTATCGAAGTGTATAAGCAATTCATGGTTATCAACTAAAACAACTAACTCAATATGGAAATTCAAGATTTGAAAACATTCGAAGACGCTTGCAAGGTCGAGGGTATCGAAAAACTAAACTTAGACTTGTCTTCTTTTCCGGAAGCATTGCGTGCTCCGGTTGAAGCTGCAACTAAGTTGATGATCATTAACAAGGCAGCTAATCGCATCGACAACAACGGTGAAGAATGGAAGCCGGATTGGAATGATTACGATGAGTATAAGTATACCCCCTGGTTTGAAATGGGCGGTTCGTCCGGGTTTCGGTATGACGTCTACGATATTTGGCTTTCGGCTTCGGGTGTCGGCTCTCGCCTTTGCTTTAAAGAAAGGTCCACAGCTGTATACATTGGGCAGCAGTTTACTGATCTGTACAAACAATTGATGGTAATAGAATAGAACTATGGAAATCACCGACATCAAGACATTTGAGGACGCTTGCAAGGTTGAGCGCATCGATGCGAAGAAGGTATTACCAAAGGTTACATCATACCCTAAAAAAGATCAAGCTGCTTTATTGGCTCATGCTAAACTTGTGATTATAGCCAGAGCTATCAACAAAGTAGCTAACAAGGGCAAGGCTTGGAAGCCTGATTGGAAAAATGGACAATGGGATAAATACTACCCATGGTTTGACATGGGCGGTTCGTCCGGGTTTCGGTCTTACGGCTGCGATTCTTGGTCTTCGCTTTCGGGTGTCGGCTCTCGCCTTTGCTTTATTTCTCGCGAAGCTGCGGAGCATGCAGGCAAGCAATTTGAAAAGCTGTACAAGGACTATTTTGTAATGTAAGAATGAAAGGCTGTGCGATGATATGGGCGGTTCGTCCGGGTTTCGGTATAACGACTACGATAATTGGAATTCGAATTCGAATGTCAGCTCTCACCTCTGCTGAATTTAAAATCATTGCAGGCCCTGCCTCTCGGCAAAAAATAACGAGTTAAAAACGTAGGTCGTTGGTAGTGTAAAGCGAAAGCGACTTATAAGAAGCAAAGGAAACTATGATAACAGAAACAGGATATTCAAAAGACCCATCAATAAGACCAGAAGCAATTGCTATAACATTTGGCAAGCAAATGATGGAAAGTAATGGAGGTAAAAAAGCAATGATGGAACATTTCTTAAAGACAATGCAGGATGAAAATGCCTATTGGATGCATAAGATGATGCTCTGGCCAACGGTGGAATTTTGTGACGTCTACATTATAACTCTTAATCGACTTTGGGGTAAAGTGAAATTCGGATGGTACGAAAAGAGTGCCACGTTTGCTTATAAGCCTGACGGAACAGACAAATTAGTTGAATGGCCACGTATCGTATTGGTTGGTCCTTTTGTACGCTGCCCATTTAAGCGAGAGTTAAAAGGATTTCAAGGGTTTCGATACTGCACTAAATTGTTCTGATAAGATGAAACGAATCGGTAACATCTACGAGAAGATCACAAGCCTATCCAACCTGCAAGAGGCTGACCGCAAAGGTCAGAAAGGAAAGGCAAATCAATATGGGGTAATTCTCCACAACAAAAATGCTGAAGGTAATTTGTTGGTACTTCAAGATATGCTCATCAGCAAATCCTACAAGACATCAGCTTATGATATCTTCACTATTTACGAACCTAAGGAGCGCATTGTATATCGCCTCCCATACTTTCCGGATCGAATCGCACATCATGCTATTATGAATGTTCTCGAACCGATCTTCGTCAGCACGTTTACTGCCGACACCTACAGCTGCATAAAAAAGCGTGGCATTCACGCTTTGATGGACAGACTTAAAAATGATTTAAAGGATACCGAAGGCACTACTTATTGCCTGAAGTTTGATATAAAGAAATTCTATCCAAGCATTGATCACGATACAATGAAGGCCCTGCTCAGGCGCAAGTTCAAGGATAAGGAACTATTGTGGCTGCTCGATGAGATTGTCGATAGCGCACCTGGATTACCGATCGGCAACTACGTGAGCCAATACCTGGCTAACTTCTACCTGTCTTATTTCGATCATTGGATCAAAGAAGAAAAGCGAGTAAAGTACTACTACCGGTACGCGGATGACATTGTTATTCTCCACCACGATAAAGCAATCTTACACGAGTTGCTGAATAACATCAAAATTTATTTGGCTGATCTAAAGCTGGAAGTAAAAGAGAATCATCAGGTGTTTCCGGTAGCGGCCAGAGGCATTGATTACGTGGGATATGTTTTCTTCCACACGCATGTGCGGATCCGCAAGAGCATCAAGCAAAACTTTGCCCGCAAGCTGGCGGCAAATCCTAACCACGCTAGCAAAGCTTCTTATACCGGTTGGCTCGGCCACTGCAACGCCAAACACTTAACCAAAAAGTTACTTCATGCACAGCTTTAAAGATTTTAACATTCAACCCAAAACCAACTCGTTTGTGGGTGAGAAAATTCAGGTACAAAAACTGTTTAACCTGACAATCACGGTAATCGATTTTAAGATCGAGCCGTCCAAGCATCACAAGGGTACCGAGCTGCTTACCTTACAAATAATGAAAGGCACAGAGAAGCGTATTGTTTTTATTGGATCAAAGGTAATGATCGATCAGATCAAGCGCGTGCCTGAAAATGGATTTCCATTCACTACAGTGATCCGCGGAGATAACGACCACTACGAATTCACTTAAACTCTTCCATACAAATATGAACCAATACACCATCGCAGTCTACCCACACGTCAAGAAGTTCATGATTAAAAGGTTTCCTCATAGTAAAACGAAGGTCAATGGACTTGATCAACCTGTCTTTAATACCGAAGAGTATAACACGCTGGGTAAGCTTGTCACTCTTTGCCTACTGGATAAGCGTGGGTGGAATGGTGCTACTTTTAAACAGCACGATGATTATGGCGACAAGCTCACAGAAACCATTATCATCAAGGTTTCTAAAAACCAAGAGCGCATGACTCCACGTAAGTACAAATTCAACAGACTGAATATTGATATCGACAGGTTATTTAAGGAGGCCATGATCACATGGATAACGGCACAGATTCAACTCGGTCATCCCATTCGCACAGCCTGCAGCAGCTTCTTAACCTTTCACGACATCAATCCGGAGGGTAAAGAGTACAATCTTGACACTGCCTATCAAAACTGGAAGCGTTCAAAGATTGAGACTTGAACTTTATTCACGTTTTTGTACCAAAACCCACATAATCTTGTACTTTTTCTTGTATATGCTTTCAAATTGCTTTCAAATATTAGGCAATTAATCAATCGATAATCAGCCCTACCCCTGTCCTACCGCTAGCAGTCTGTTGTGACTCATTTTTACAGCGTGGGATACATTAAAGAGATCAAACGACTCTACCAAGAAGACAACATCGGCAGTCTTCTTGAAATTGGCATCTGCCGAAAGGCGGATATCATATCTATTCCCGAGCCTGTTGGCCGCAACATCTACGGATCCATCACCTTTGAGGCATCTGCCGGATTTGTGAAGTGGGCCGTCACGAGTGCCCGCATGGTCATTGGAGAAAAGACCACCCGCGATGGCAGTCCAAAGGTAAATTCATTGCGCCTCTCGATTCCTAAAGATCGCAGCGACTTGCGCGAGATGTTTTCCATCATGGAAGAAGACGAGTTTGTGGTGGTTTACATTGAAAATGGAAAGCAGAAGATCTTCGGCCTTAAAGAAGCTCCGGTGCGTTTTGCTTTTGGTCACGACACAGGTGGAGATATTGGCGACAATAATTCGTACAGCTGTCGCTTTTTTTATGAAGGCCCTGATAATGTATACTTCTACAATGGCAGTATCTCTACCGCTCCGGCAGGCCCTGCTCCTAGCATTGTAAAATTTGGTGCTACTCCTGAAACAGCCGTGGCTATTGCATCGCTGGCTCCGGGCGAGACTTTAACCATTATTAGCGACTACGATTTCAATACCTACTTCACCACGTTATGACAGCAATCGAGCTAAAAAACTATTTTCGTAGCACATTAACTGCCAGACGAACCATTGCGCAAGAATATAGCGCCCTAGATGCAATTGTTGATTTCATCTCACAAAGCCTTAGCACTGGCATACCAGAATGGACCAATGTATTAGCGTTTAATAACAATGGCAGTGGAGCAGGTGCTTTCACTACCTATCCTGCTACTACCGGAGCGTTGCGATTTTGGAATTCAAAAACAAACGGCAATACTGGCAACCAACCGCCCACAGATCCGCTTGTGACAGAGAATACGTATTGGAAAGAAGTAAGCCCAAGCGATGGATCTTCCATTAAAGAGTGGGCTGCAGGAGTTTACTTGTCTGGGTTACAGATTGTTTTTTATAGCCATAGCATTGATGGCGATGGATTTTATAAGCTTACTGAAGCCACTCGGCCATTTACATCGGCCAATATTGAAACTGAAATTACTTCAGGCAAATGGGTAAAGATTGGAGCGTTAGCATCTCAGGCAGAAGTAAACGCAGAGAATGACGACAGTAAACCGATTACAGCCAAAAAGCTAAGCGAAAAGCCTATAAAGCAGGAAACTTATAATCCTACGCTGAGCTTCACGAAAAACCTGCGTGATGTCTATATCGATCAAAGTAGCACCATTAACCTGGATGCAACATTTTCCGGAGCTATACATGGTGCCGAAAAGAATGTGATGGTCAATGGTGACACAGTTAACACACTTACCTTCTCAAGCAAGTTCGAAAAGTTTGTAGGCTCACTTGATTTTGATAACACCAAGCTCAACCACATTATTTGTACCTACAATTCGTATGCAGGTAAAATCTATTACTACATAGCACATACCAGCCGCGTAGTGGTAGATACAGTACCTCCAAGCATTATCAGTAGTGCACTCCAAGCCAGTAATGTTTATATCGACATTACTTTCAATGAAGGTGTGTTTACGAACACTGGTGGAAGTGGTGGCTTATCAGCATCCGACTTCGCTCTTGTCTTTAATCAAAATGGTGGCACGGCTACAGCCTGTACGATTGCAGGAGTAAAGAAGAATGATGGTTCAACTTTAGGCGCAGCATCTGCATTGGTTGGTGGAGAAAGCACCGTGCGTATTTTCCTAACACTTACCGGCAGTCCATCAGGCACAGAATTTATTTCTCTTACACCTGCTACCAGCAGCAGTATTTACGATGCGGCCGGCAATGCGATGCCTACATCACAAACTACTGGCAATAAAAACCTGAATGGAATTGACACTACCGCTCCTCAGATTGTGTCGGCTGTATTAGCAAGTAATAACGCATACATCGATGTCAATTTTAGTGAGGGCGTTTATACGGATGTATCCAGAAACCCTCCGGTAGTAGCCGATTTCACACTCACATTCGCTCAAAATGGTGGTACAGCTACAGCCTGCACGATTTCTAGTATTGTTACCACGGCCGGTGGCTCACTGGGCGGTGGAGAGTCTACCATTCGATTTAATTTAACGATCACCGGTACAGTAAATGGTGCGGAAACCATTACTATCAAACCTGCAAGCGGAGCAGCTATCTATGACTATGCCGGCAACGTTATGGTTGGCACTGAAACTACTGGTGCCATCACGCTTAACAACTTTAACTATTCGGTGGCTGCAGCGGCCGTTTTCGCCTTAATGCCTGATGCAATTGGTACTGCATTAAAAAATGCAATGGCTACTTTTATAGATAGCCAGGTAACATCGGGCAACTGGACACTACTGGATTGCTTTCAATTTTACGGGCTTAATACAGAAATCAATTCATTGAAGGATTGGAAGGGGAACTTCAACGCCTCTTTGGTAAATGGTGCTAACTGGAACTCAGGCAGTAATGTCAATACGGATGGTGTCAATGACTATGTAGATACAGGCTTTATACCTAGCAGTGCTACTAAGTATCTGCAAGATAATGCTCGCACAGGCGTGTGGGTAAAAACATGGGGCCATGCGGCCGGTGTAACTAAGATTCTTTTCGGTTGTGGTGATGGCACTCGCTTTACATCACTGGCTGAAAGCTCAGCTAACGTGCTCAATCGCACCATGAATAGCACATCAACATCGGCTAGTTATAATGGAGAAACAGTCTTTTCAAATGGGGCCTTATATGAAATAAAGAGAGTAGCATCGACTACCAGTACGTTAGAAAAAAATGGTTCTAACGTAGATTCTGATTCGCAAACCTCTAATGGAAGGCCTACCACTAGAATATACTTAGGTGCAAGAAATAACAACGGCACCGCAGATCTATTCTCCAACTCACAATTTATATGCTTCTATGCAGGCCAAGGGACTACGTTCGATGCGGCTAATTTTTACAGTAATCTTCAAACTTTGATATCAACTGTAGGAGCATGAGAAGGTTCTACAAGCTATTAGGCATCAGCAAAGTGGCGACAGTAAAGTATCTGTTCATCATTGGTGGGCAGAGTAATGTGGGTGATGCTCCGGCTACGGGTCGTGTCAGTTATAGTTTAATGCCAAGCTACCTCACTACTGCTCAAAACGTGTATCAATACAATGTTGGGGCCAGCACATTCGATAAGTATACGCATCCTAATGCCATTCAATGGGGTTGGATGAACGAATTTTTGTATCGGGTGTCTCTACGCCTTCAGGACGATATTTATTTTTATAAGTATGGTGCCGGTGGTACACAGCTGGCAAGTGGCGGGCCTTATGGACAGTACAATAAAACCAAGCTGAAGACCGAAGGGTTAGCGGCCATCAACCGCTTTAAAACTTTATACCCTACAGGTAAAGTAGTTTTTCTTTGGTGCCATGGATACACCGATGGACTCAATGCTACTAATGCCACCAACTATGTCGCCAATCTGGCAGCATTCTTTGCTGAGGTGCGTAGCTATTGGAGCCTACCTTCTTTGTTAATTCTATACGATAAACTGAGCACTAACGCCACCGGATCAACCTATAGAACAGATATACGTGCCGGACAAACTACTGTAGATGGTCAGCTTGTTGGCGGGCAAGATCGCAATGTGATAGTGAATGCAGACGACTGTCCATATCAAGATGTAGCGCACTACTCTGATAGCGGATGTGTAACACTCGGCCAACGTTTCAATACTACACTAGCTTCACTTAGTCCATAACCCCTGTCCTACCATGCCCTATCCAACTGTATCTAATTTTACTATCACTTAAAATGCTAGGAATTCTGTCATATCGCGCTTGGTTAATAGAACCGCAGTTTGCTGCCAGGATCGCTCCGGTGGTAATGCGTGCTATTGAACAAGGCAACTACGATCAGTTCATTCAAAAAAACCGCCAGTCCAATGAAAAAGTAATCTCTTCACTTTATGCCGGTCTGGAAACAGAGTCGGCATATGCTTCTACTCCTTACTATGTGGCCAAGGCCAAGAATGGTAATCGAGTAGCGATCATTCCCATGATGGGTGCTATCACAAAAAATGGCGATGCCTGCAGTTATGGAATGCGCGACTATCAAAGTACGATGGCTAAACTTGCGACAGATCCTTCAATTTCTGCCGTTGTATTTCATTTCAACAATGCACCCGGTGGAAGTCACGATGGTACTCCCGAGATCAGCTACAACATCTTCAACTACAGCAAGCCGACACTTGCATTTGTAGATGGTATGGCCGCGAGTGCGCATTATTATATGGCCAGTCAAACGGACCATATCATGATGAACTCGCTAACTGATTCCGAAGTAGGATCTATTGGTTCATTGATTGTCTCAGAGAATGTGCAAAACATGATCGATGCAGGCAATTGGCCGAAGACAGAAATCATCCGCGCCCCACAGTCCACCAACAAAGCGTTGTTTAACTACATCGAGCCGCTCACTGATTCAGTGCGCGCAGAGCTTGATGCCATGTTAAAAGATGGCGTATCTACATTTATCCAGGCAGTAAAGAACGGTCGCCCGGCATTGAGCAAGCTCAGCAGCAGCGATGAGATCTTCACTGGTAAAATGTATGGTACCAAGCAGGCCATTGCCAATGGTATGGCCGATAGTAAAGGCTCACTGATGGATTCTGTAAACAAGGCCGCCAACCTAAAACATGGCAAATCAAAATCGGCTTCCAGTGGTGCCAGCGGTACCCAAGCAATAAAAACCATGAGTTACAAATCAAAGTTGATCAGCGCACATTTCGGACAGTCCGAATCTGCTGAAGAAACCCCTACTGCAGAGCAGCATCAGGCTTCTTTGGAAGCTGCCGATACACAGGCAGCCGAATTAGAGACTGCCAATGCCGCGCTGGTAGAGGCAAATGCCGTGCAAGCCACACAATTGGCTTCGCTGCAAGCATCCGCTACTGAGCTTACCGCTCAGGTTCAAAGTCTTACTACAGCCAACCAAGCGCTGGCTGCTGATAAGGCCAAACTGCAAGCCGATAATACCGAGCTGCAAGCAAAGCTAGCTGCCAAGCCAACAGGCCAGGCAACTACCGTCATTTCAAATTCTGAACGGGAAGAGAATGTAAATGGCGATGGAAAAGAATCTGCTACTAACGACAATCAGAAGTATATGACTTCTATTGATCAGAAGGTAAAAGAGGTCAAATCCACTCAACCCAAAGTATCCACCAAAAAATAACTTATAAAACCCAAAATGAAAAAGTTACTCATTTTTTCCATTGCGTTCTTCGTGGGCGCATTTAGCGTAGTAACGGCAAGTCCGGTACTTATTGTTAGCGCACTTTTGTATCGACCGTTCGTATCTTCTTCACTTATTCTAGGCCTCTCTGATGCCGATGTTACTGCTATCACCGCCTATGCGGCTGATAAGCAGGCCGACATCATCGGGCAAATAATTAATGGATTGGATATCGCCAATGACATTATGGTGATGCCAGGCGTGAAGAACAAAATTCCCATGCCCAAATTAAAAGTGGGCAAAGGCTTCCGTCCGTATGGCTCTGGCGATGAAGAATTCCGCGTGAAGAAATTTACCTATACCGATCGCTTCTTAGAAGTGAAAGTAGGTAAGTACGAATTTAAAGTAGATCCGGAAGATTATATGGCGACTTATTTAAGCCAGGCCGTTTCTGATGGCTCACCTGCTGGCAAAGATGAAATCCCCTTCGCGCAGTTTCTGTTCGATCAGGTGATCATGGAAGTGCAAGCAGAGATTAATGACGAGGTAACCTACAAAGGATTTGACAGTTCTGCCACTGCCGTATGGGGTGCAGGTGCAACCTATACCGCTGCATCGGCTGCCAAAGTAAAATTTGCTACTGCTACCAACAACCCGGGCGGTGTGTTTGAGTACTACATGTGTATTGCTGATACCACTGCAGGTCAATCGCCTGATACACATCCGGCCAAATGGCAAAACGTAACGGCTCGTGCTGTGGCTCCTGGCTTAGAGTCTTATATCTTAGCAGGTATCACCGCTACTGAAATTTCGCCTTTGGCTACCGGTGCTATCACTGCTACTGCAGGTGTAGCTCTTACCGCTTTCAATAAGATGTTCCGCGCATGGTCAGTGGCCTATCGCAACAAGGGCATCATCATCAGCTGTTCGCAAACTGATTTTGATTTCTTGGTAGATGATATCTTAGCTACTTATAGCAAGTATACCCGAGAGGATATCGCAAGTCAGCCATTCATCTATTTGCCTAACAGCAATAAAAAGTGTGTGGTAAAAGTTGCTACCTGGTTAGGCACTAGCCGTAGGTTAATCTCAGGTCCTTCCATTACACTCAACGGTACGGTAAAGCATAAAAACTTGTACATGGGCACTGACTTAGAAAGCGATATGACTTCATTGTCCGTAATGAAGAGCGAACTGTGGAAATTTAAAGCAGGCTTAAAAACCCGCATCGGCTTCCAGTATCAGGATGCTGAGGCAATCAAAGTTGGCGACCAAGTTTAATCGATAGGTACCAATGGGAAAGAAACAAACTAAAGTTGCTGCTCCGAAAGGGGCAGCAGTTACTGCCGAGCAGCTTGAGAAGTTGACTCCGGAAGAGCAAATCGCATTGCTGAAAAAGCAAAACGCAGAGCTGGCAGCCGCCAATAGCGAGCTGAACAAGGAACTTACCAAAGATGTTCCTCCTTCATTTGAAGTAGACGAAGATGAAGACAACGACATCGAAGGTGGAGAGTACGAGTTTACGGCACCTACGTTTACGTGGGATGACGGCAGCGTGATCAACGTGAAAGAGCTGGTGGAAGGCAGTAAATCAAAAGATGCCAAGCTAGCCCAAAAGGCCAATGAAATTTTGGCTGCACTGGTGTTGCGCAAGAGTGGCTTAATCCGACTAAAGGCATAAGGCATGAATGACTTATTGTTTACCCAAGGTCAAGATAACTTGGCCGGCCTCGTAGGTGAGATGTACATCTGCCCTACCGAGGATATTCAAACACCGCCAGTATTGACGGCAGCCACCTCACTTAAAACCAGTGCGACCGCCATTGCCTGCAAAACAGGCAAGAAGTTTAACCGTGTATACTTTACAGATGAAACTGCTAAAGTTGAAAGTAAACCGGTGGGAGAGCGTGATGGAAAAGGCAGTGAAACAATGATCAACGGAAGATTTCCGGCAATAGGCCTTGAACTTGCTGACTTTAAAAGACAAGCTCAAAACACGCCTGTGGTCATCATTTACAGGTTGGCCCGTAATGGCAAGCTGTATCTGTTGGGTGTAACCCAGTTGGATATTGCCGCCACGGCTCTTTCGTTGTCAATACCTGCTTACTTTGAATCAGGAGATTCAAGTACAGGTGAGAAAAGATCTGACCAAAATGGTGCATTGCTTGGTTGGAAGTTCACTTGTGCGCATGACCCTATTGAGTACGCAGGTACTGTACCACTAACGCCAGCTCCGTAATGGGTAAGGCACAGACAAAGCCAGCAGCAACTACCTCGGTGCTCAAGCCCGAGGTGGCTGCTGTTTACACAGTTGCCGAAGGTGTGCTGCAGCGATTTGTAGACACTGAGTGGGGCGATGTAGACTTGGCCACCATTGACTTGGCATTGGCCGAGAAGCTGGCCGATAAAGGCTATTTAATTCGAAACAACGGGGAGTAGTTGTTCCATAGGTTTAGGTAAAGAAAAGGCTACTGCCAGACGGGCGGTAGCCTTTCTTGTTTTATTCAAACTTTTTGGCGACAATTGCAGTGCAAACAGTAGTCAATCGTGAAAATTCAACTAAAAAATCAAAGAAAAACCGGATGCT